CTAGTTTTCATCGTTTTCTCCATCTATTAAAGTAAATAACTCTTGTCCTTCTAGTCTTAAAACCTTGCCTTTTAAAGATAGCTTCGCAAAATCATCTCCAACGATGGTAAAATCGCCGTCGAATTTTAAATTTATTTTTGGGATTATAAGAATTTGCAGCTTTCCTGTGCTTAGGTTTTTCCCATCAAATATCAGCCTACCGACGTTGTTTGTCTTTTTTTCTGGTTTTATGAAGCTTGAGCTTGCTTTATAGACTTTGTTTGCGGTTTTTATATCTGCAAATTCAGTCGAGCTTGTTATAGCTTCTGCAATAGTGTAAATTTTAGAGTCTTTGATAACCAAATCCCCGACTTTTGCGCTAGTTATAGCGCTAGATCCATCTAGCAAAGTTTTACCATTCCAAAAAATATCACCAGGGGCGTAATTTTTAGTCTCTACAAGACCTTTAAATGCTATAGCTATGTTCTTAAGGCTAAGATCTCCTATCTCTGTGCTAAACTCGTAAGTAACCTTAGTTTCTAGCTCTGCTACGCTTTGCCCTAAACTCTCGTCGTTACTTAGCAATTCTTTGGTCTCTGCGGTGCGGCTTAGAGTGGCTCTTTGGTTGTAGCCTAAGACTATCTCTTCTCCTAAAGTCCCGTCATTTAAGTAGGGTGCAAATCTTATCTCTCCTGCTGCTAATCTTGTTGTTTTACTCATTTTTTTTCTCCATTTAAATTTATGGTAAAGTTTATAGCGTACGTATAAAGGCTTGAGTCTTTATTTGCTATAAGCTCACAATTTTTAAAGAGGTTCTCGCCTAAATTAGCTCCAAGCTTGAACACCTTTTCTCTAAGCTCATCTATCTGGGTAAGTGCTGCAAAGTTATCATTTTCTAGACTGTTTGCGCAAAAATATATACTAAAATGCGCACTATCGCCTAACGCGGATAAAGGCGTTAAGCCATTAAAGCTTAGATATAGACCGGCTTGATTTATATACCCATTAGCGCTTATAAACTTAACGCCGGTAAACGTTTTTTTATAAGCTCAACTGTTTTTTTAAACCGCCGCCCATAGTAACCCGCCGCCTTTGCCTTCTATAATCTTAGAAGCATCTATCTCTTTACAAGCATTTTTTAGCAAGATAATGTCTGCCTCACTTAGCTCTATTTTTAGATAAATTTTTAGTCTAGTCATAGCAAAATCCATAACCGCCCAGCTTTGCACTTCTTTGCCTTTGCAAAACTCTAGTGTTTCATTTGTGCTAAACTCTAGCGCTTCAGCGGTTATTTCATTTGGATTTAGTAAAGAAGCTTTAGCTCTAGCTTCTAAACTCTCTTTTAGTTTTTCAAACTCCATCGCCGTCGTTGTCTGCTTCGTTTGTAGTACTTAATACAACCCATTCTGGTACGCCTATTTGGTAGTCGCAGAACACTTCAAATTTATATTTTAAAGAGCTCTCTTCGTTGTCGTACCAGCGTTGGCGACGTATATCAAGCCCGATTGAAAAAATAAGATTTTTAAGTGGAGTTAACATGTATTCGCCGCTTTTTACAAAACTTGCGCCAATTAGCGGTACGCCAAGGATATTGTCTGCGCCTTTATTTAGCAAAATTGATAATCCGCCATTTTTACCGCCAATCTCTTTATTGTAAGCTATTAGATCTTTCTTGCTTACTATTATCACGCTTTGGTTTAGCACGTCTTCGTTTGCGTTTTCTACCATGGCAATTAGCCTATCTGTTATTTTACTAGCTGCTTTGTGTTCTAGTTTTTTTTGTTTTAGTGCTCTCTTTTGCAAGCGTAAACCAGCCCTTGTTTAGATTTTCAAATTTAGACTCTGCGTAATCGTCTTTTGATCCTATCATCCCTAGATTTTGCAAATCGTTACTAAATGCGGTCGCAAAACTATCAAATGTTTCGTTTTCGAAATTTGGATTTTCTGCGTTATCTTCTAGTGTATCTTGCGTAATTTTTGCAAAAAGCTGAACAACTTTATTTTCTATTAAAACGGAGCTTACGCCGATTTTTTGGCGTTGCGCGTTAGTTGGCTTGTCACCAGAATTCACGCGGACTAGTATCCCACTAGCTAAATTCCAAGTATCAAAACTCTTACTTAGCTTCTTTGTTTTATCCAAAGTCACCTTGCTTAAAAAGTCTGATTTGTCGATTATGGTCTTAATTATCTTGTTTGAAACCTCTGGACGCAAAGTAGAGGTAGAATACATATCTACAGCGTTTATAGTTCCTGTAGCTTTTAGCAATTCTCTTAAGTTTTTAGCCATTAAAGTAGTCCTCCTATATCGTTTTCGTTTGTTTGTGTAGCATTTTCTTGTTTGCTTTTTTTAAGCTCATTTTTAAGCTCATTCATGTCTTTCTTTAAAGAGTCTAGTTCATCTAGCTTTTCTTTTATGCTGCTTAAACCTTTAATCACCTCTGCTACTTCTTTTTCTCTCTCCAACTGCTCTCCTTCTTTTATATTTTTTTCTGCATTAAAACCTTTTAAAATAGCTTCAAATCCCTTTAATATGCTTTTTAAAAGACCATCTTCTTCTTTTATAGCCGTCCCAGCCATAGATAGTGCTTTTAAATCTCTTTTTTTACCGCCTCTTTAAGCTCGTCGCTTTCTAGCTTTATGTCACCGCCCAGCTTCCTTCTTTTTCGTTTGGAAATAGCGGATCACCACTTTTAACTATCCAGCTTTCACAAATGTAGGCGCCCTCTGGTTTAAAGTTGTGGTCTCTGTCTACGTTTTTTATATTTAACCCCTTCATAAAAGAAAATGCTGCTTTTTCTATCTCCGCTGCACTAGCTGCGTCTCCTTGCGTGTCGATCTCGTCTGGGCTATAGACAATGCCATAAACAATACCTTTTTCTGTATCGTTTTTAGCTATTTTTACGCTTCTAAAATAGTCTTCTAGCGCGTCTTTGCTCTTATAAATTACACTCTTGCCATTTGCACCTTCTTTTACTAAAGAAATATGCGTTATAGCTATATCTTTAAGCCTTTTAGCCATGTTTATCCTCCAAAAATTATTGCGTGCATTTTAAAAGTTTTTATAAATTTAGTCACTCTATATAGCTATATATAGATATTTTTAAATCTTTTTTTGTGCTAACTTTGCTTTTTTACTTTGCAGGAGACATTATGAATAGATTTTTTATAGAAAAAGACGCAAAACAAAGTTTGCAAATAGGAGAAGAGACTACCTCCACAAGCGGGATTATAGAGCCATTTTTTAGTTTTAACCAACTTTTAGAAGCATATTACGCAAATGTTTATCACAGGCGTGCTATAAAGATAAAAGCAGGTCTTTTAAGCCAAATAGAAACAGAAGAAAGCGACTTAGAAAAGTTCTTACCTGCAGGTGTAAGCCCTAAAAACTTCCTAAACACATTTGCTTTTAACTTAGAACTCTATGGAAACGCCGCCATAGAAAAAGCAGGCGGGAGTACCAGCTACCTTTTTTACAATCTCCCAGCAAACCAAATGCGGCTTAAAAAAGATAGGCGCCTATTTCAAAAAGTGAATGAAAAGATTGTGGAACTAGAGGGATACCATTTTTTTTACTACAGTCCAAATAGCAGGTATTATGGCGAACCAGACTACCTAGCAGCTTTACAACAAATCCTAATAAACCAAAAAGCAGATCTGTATAATGATAAGTTTTTTGATAATGGAGCAAGACCAGACCTTGCCATAATTTATGAAAATGCAGAGCCTAGCAGTGAGCAAATAACAGCATTTAAAGAGTTTTTTGGCAATAGCTTTAGAGGCTACAATAATTCGCATAAAACTTTGATAATTTACGGCGAAAATGGTGCCTCAGATAAGGATGCTAAAATAAGGTTTGAAGACCTTGGCAAGGTTACAGACTTAAGCTTCAAAGAGCTAAAAAGCGTAAGCCGTGATGAGATAGCTTCAGCCCATGGAGTACCACCAAGGCTTATTGGGGTTATTCAAGGCTCAGCCCTTGGTGGTAGTGGTGAGCTAAGCGGTCAGCTCCAAATGTTTAACGAGCTAGAAATTAAACCAAAAATAGAGATGATAGAGAGCTTTTTTACAAACATAGGAGTAAAAGTAACGCTTAAAGCTATGGATACAACTAGCTTTAAAGATGATGGGGAGATAATGACAACCCTTGTAGGAAGTGGGATATTAAGCGTTGAAGAAGCTAGAAGTATATTAGGGTGGCAAAAGAACATTTAAAACATACTTTTAAACGCTTTTAAAAGGCGTTTAAAAACGTTTAAAAGGCTTTTATGCTTATCGGTATAAGTATTAAGGTAAAAAATGCAAAAAAAGGCGAATTGTGACATATACAAAAGAGTTTAAAGAAGAGTGCGTAAATTTGCTAAAAAGCGGAGTAAGCGCATTAGCACTAACAAGGCAAACAGGAGTAAGCAGACCAACACTTGCCAAATGGCAAAAAGACTATGAAAAAGAGAACTTTAGCATAGAAAATGCCATTAAATTCACAAAACAAAAGATAGAAGAATTAAGCAAAAAAGCTAGTCCAACTAGCGACGACGTCGTTATGCTAAGCGAACTCATATCAGCTCTAGCCAAGCTTGAAAATGGTGTAAAAAAAGTAAAAAGTATCAAAGACAATCCACGCCCAATCATTAGTATGAACTCGCCTACTGCTTTAGAGCTAAAAAAACGCATACTTGAAAAGGGCAATCTATACGCCTACCAAAAGGAATTTTTACAAAGCGATGATAGTTTTAGAATAGTGTTAAAATCACGCCAAATAGGATTTTCTTATGTCAGTAGTGCAGACGCTCTTATTGGCGCTGTAGCTGGTCGCAATCAGCTATTTTTATCTGCAAGTGAAGAGCAAGCGCTTATCTTAATGCGTTATCTTAGAAAATGGGCCAGTGAGTTTGGAGTGGAGTTTGCCAAAGATAGCGAGTATGAAATAACCTTGCCAAATGGCGCTATCATTAAAGCTCTTGCTCACAACTTTAGAACCGTGCAAGGATTTACTGGCGATATTTGGATGGATGAGTTTGCTTGGTATCCAAATCCTAAAAAGATTTGGCATGCATTTGTGCCTAGTATCGGAGCTATTAAAGGTCGTTTAACGATACTTTCAACGCCGTTTGAAGAGCGAAGTTTATTTCATGAGCTTTATAGTGATGAGAGTAAATACTATATGTTTAAACGCTTTTGCGTTAGCATTTATAGAGCAACCCAAGATGGGCTTGATTTTGACCTTGAGACTATGCGAAATCTCTTTGACGCTGATACTTGGGCTAGTGCTTATGAGTGTCAGTTTGTCGATGATGAGAGTAGTTTGCTTTCAATCGCTCTTATCAAGTCTTGCGTAGATGACAAGTCTCACTACTATACGCCAAAAAGCAATGAGACGATTTATGCAGGATATGACATAGGTAGAGTAAGTGATAGGTCTACATTAGCTGGAGTTATTTTGGAAAATGGTGTTTATAAAACAGCAATCATGGACGTACTAGCTAAAGCTAAATTTGACGAGCAAAAAGAGCATTTAAGCGCATTTCTAAGAACCTACCCAATGAGTGTTTTAAGGATTGATAAAACTGGTATTGGTCTAAATTTAGCTGAAAATATCCACGATAAATTTAAAAGTAGAGTGACTGGTGTGTGGTTTTCAAACACTCGCAAAGAAGAGATGGCACTAAATCTTAAAAAGGCATTTGAAGATAAACTTATAAGCATTCCAAACGATCCGCTTCTTATAGCTGACATTCACGCCATCAAGCGGACAATTGGGGCTAAAAGCTTTAAATATGACGCCAAACGCAACGAATACGGCCACGCAGATAGGTTTTGGGCTTTAGCTTTGGCTTTATCTCATGTTAGCGTGGTTAAGGCTAAAAAAAGCGGCGGAGCGATAATAATATGAATAAGATTTTTAAAAACTTTATGTTTAAAGTAGGTGCAGAGGTTGTAAATGATAGCAAGGCTATAGCGCCGTTTAAAACAGGTAATTTAAAAAAAGATATACAAGTATTTAAAGCAGATCAAACAAGCGTAACTATCGGGAATTCTAAACTTGCGCCTTACGCTAAATTCGTACATTTTGGAACAAAGCCGCATATTATCAGAGTTAAAAAAGCAAAAGCTTTGGCAAATAAAAAAGCGGGGTTGTGTTTTGGTAAGCAAGTAAATCATCCAGGCACTAAGGCTCAGCCTTACCTAGAAGATGGTTTAAATAATTATATAAGTAGCTCGGGGCTTGCAAGGGCTAAAGAAGACCTTGCAAAAGATATAAGGGATAAGATTTTAAATGACGTTAAGAAGGCTTTGAAATTATAGCAATAATCAAAGGCTCTAAACGAGCGTTTGACGCCTTTAGTTTGGAAGTATTGCGTAAATTGAAAAGCTTTTAAAAACTAGTTAAAAATATATAAATTTCTAAAAACATTTATATATTTAGTTTAAGCTAAATGCGATATAATTCAGATTAATCGCACTATTATTTTCCATATTTTGCATTCACATTCGCCATAAAGCTATTTGCATTTTGAGATATCATTTCTAAAGAGTTTTTAATAACAGTAAGCTCTACTGGCTCTATTTGAACATCATACCCACTATAATTTTTTTTCACTATTTTAACTACTGCGTTGCGATTTTGATTTTGCAATGTTTTTGTTTTGCTAAATGCTTCTATTATAGTCATATTTCGCCCCTAATATTTAGTCTAAATAAACTTATAAATTTTACTTGCCGAAATTTGCTTTGATATATTCTAAAGCGTCTATAAAAGTACCTGTGAAGTTAACTTTTTTGGTCCAGCCCTCATCATTATCATCAGAGATATACACATTAAACTCGCACATTTGCTTAAAAATAGCTATCTTTTCACACTCTTTTATTGTCTCATCGCTTGGTGTGCAGATGTCATAAATCCATGCAATCTGACCGTAAAACACATCGAACTGAGCAAAAAGATCATATTTTGCATTTTCTCCAAAGTTGCCATTTTTAACGCTCTCAATCGCCCAGCCGTGTGCTAGGCAAATATTGAAAATTTCCATTTTATTATCTCCACTTTATTTAAAACTGCACTGTCTTTAAAATACTTTTCCAAATTTCTGCTTGGCTTAAAAATATTATACAAATAATCTCCGTTAAAAATCATAAAATACCCATTTTGACTGATAGCCACGCTTCGATTTTGATAATCCTTGTGCGGCGCTATTTTTAAAATAGAGTTAAGTGCTTTTACGCTATCGCTACTTGAAATTTTTCGCTTATTTGAGCTTATGCTGTGATTAAAAGTCTTTTTATTAGCATATCTCTCAACCCCAGTTTTATCTATATGCTTTACTACTTCATCTTTGCTAAGCGGGCTTGTATTTTTCATCTTTACTCCATCGATCTCTTCTTCATTTATCCACACCGGTACTAGCTCGGTTCTACAACGAAAATGATATGGTGGAAGCCCGAAGTTACTAGGGAGTATTTTACCAAAAAAAGGCTCATTTCTCCAAATAGCAGCTGCTTTTTTCTCGTTTATATCTTTAGCGTTTTGGATATTGTTGCTTTGAGTTTCTATATGCGAGGCTGGGATTATACGTCCATTCATACTTCTACAGATATCACTTGTGCGGTTATCAATCCTAGCTACCACTTTGTAGTGTTTTACGCCATATTTGCTAGCTTGATTTACTCTTGCGATATTTTGCATTTGGCTTATAATATGATCGCTCACTCCTTCAAAATAGCTAGTATTTGCACTTAGTACGCCTTTAAACTTCTCTTTTAAGGTCTCTGCCATGTTTGCTCTTGTTTCAACACAAACATTGTCATTAGCAAACGATAGCAAACTTTTACCAAAAAGAGCCTTCAAAAATTGAGGTTGTAAATGATATCAACTCAGATCTTATCAATCTACACAGGATAATCAGGAACCGCCCTGCAAGCTTGCAAGCCGAAATGAACTTACTATTTAGAAGTCGCGAGTTGTTTTTGGACATCAAAAACGGCAAATTAAAGCCAAAAAACGATATCCAAAAAGCTGCATTTTATTTCTATCTTCTTGCCACTAGCTTTGGGGCAAAAGGTGATAATTTTGCAATAGGCAATAGTAAAAGTGCTAAAAACATACACAGAGACTTTTTTGCCAATTCAAAGCGTCTTAAAAGGGCTTTTATTGAGAATATGAGCTATGAAAAACTCATTAAGGGGTATGATAGCAGTGATACTCTTTTTTACGTAGATCCGCCTTATGTAGGCGCAGAAAATTACTATAAAATGGTACGCGGATTTGGCATAAACGAGCATGAAAATCTAGCCAAAATACTTGCAAACGTTAAAGGTAAATTTATGCTTAGCTACAACGACTGTGAGATGGTTAGAAGTCTTTATAAGGATTTCAAATTCAAAGAGCTAAAGGTAAATTATAGTCTTAATAGTAAATATAGAAGTGTTAAAAATGAGCTTTTGATCATGAATTTTTAAAGATTTTAAAGGCTCTTTAATAAGCCTTTAAATAGCGTTATAATCCACTATACACACCTATAAAATTCTTTAAATGCTAATGCAAGATTATAGTTAGGTTTTTAGGCGTTTTTAGAGCAGAAAATAAGCCCTTTTTAACTAAAAAACGAAGATAGCTCCTCTTGTGTAAAACTTTTTAAAAGTTTATATAAAACTTGTCTATCTTCGTATTTTTTCCATCCCTGCAGCGTTTGGTATGGAATTTTAGTTATTTTTGAGAGCGTTTTATCATTTATGCTATCTTTTTCTTTTGCACAGATATCTAAAATCTCTTTTGCGCTAAATTGCGCTATAAAATCATATAGCTTTTTTCTATGCCCCTTCCCATTTTTCCAGCCATACAGGGTGCCTTGCGAAATACCTATTGCGCCTACTACTTCTTTATCTAGCAAAGGAATTATAGGAGTTTTGGCCCCAAAATTCTCTATTAAAAATTCCGGGTCTAGGTTTTTAAAGAAAAGATATATATCTTTTTTGTAACCATCAGACCTCTTCCAACCGGCTATCGTCCCGCAAGGGATTTTTGTTATTTCAGATAGCCGTTTATCTGTTAATTTTTTTATCATTTTAATCCTTTTTTAAGTTTATTTTAAAAGTTTGCAGATATAATGCAAATATTAAATATATTGCTACAGACAATTTTGTGTTAAAAATTAGCAAACAACAACGTTATTAATTTTTATACTTCCAATACCGCCGTTTCAACACAAACATTGTCATTAGCAAACGCTTTTATATAAGTAGCCATTTCGTTTTCATTAACGTTTCAACACAAACATTGTCATTAGCAAACGTAGGACAAAGTTCCAACTCCGCGAATCACTATCCCGTTTCAACACAAACATTGTCATTAGCAAACTCTTGTTTTAAATTTGCTAAAACTTCTAACCCTTTTGTTTCAACACAAACATTGTCATTAGCAAACTTTTTTGAAAACTCTTTTGCTTCTAAAAAATCAACTGTTTCAACACAAACATTGTCATTAGCAAACCACACCAC